CCTTCAGCCTTCAGCCTTCAGCCTTTACCGCTTCTCGTCTTTCAGACGAGGAGCGCCTAATGGCCTTCAACGTCGGCATCGACGATGAGCCGCTTTGGTGGCGGGGCTTGCAGGAATTGCTCTCCGATGCCGAGGCTGACCAGGTGGAGTTGGTCAGCGCTGCCACCGTGGCAGACAAGCATGGCCTTCTTGCCCATTGTGCGGGAGGGCTTGACATGATCCGCACCGTCCGTCACGAGTTGGAACGCAGGCGGCAGGAATCCATCAAGCCGCGCTGATCGCCGCACGCAGGGAACGGCCACCGCGACGTTAAGCGGGGAGGGAATCATTATGGGAAAGAAATCACTGCTTGGGGCCAAGGCCCTGATCGAGCAATCCATGGCCTCGGATGAGGTGCGCCGACTCCGTGAGCAGCTCCGTGCTTCCGAGGAGTCCAAGGCCAAGCTGGCCGCGGCGCTGGAGCGTGCCCATGCCACCCCAAAGGCCAAGCCGCCGACCCCGACCAAGAGCCGCCGCGCTACTGGCGAGGAGCTGGTCCGCGTCGTGATCCCTGACACGCACGGGTGCAAGGCCGACCAGGCCGCGCTCTCTGCCTGTCTTGGCGATGTGAAGGCGCTTGATCCCGATGAGATCGTGCTCCTCGGGGATCATGTCGATTGCGGTGGCCTGCTGGCCCAGCATCATGTCCTTGGGTATGTGGCTGAGGCAGGCTACACCTACGAGGAGGACATTGCCGCCACAAGGGCCTTCCTCGATGCGCTTCAGGCAGCCGCTCCCAAGGCTCGCGTTCACTACATCGAGGGAAATCACGAGCGCCGGGTTGAGACATGGTGTGTCACTCAGTCCCTCCGTAATGCACGCGATGCCGAGTTTCTGCGCCGCGCTTTTGCTCCCGAGTTCCTGCTCAACCTGGCCGAGCGCGGCATCTCCTACTACCGGCAGGGAGAGTGCTACATGGATCTCAAGATCCCCGGAGCGATTCGCCTGGGGAAATGCTACTTCACCCATGGGAGCCGCACACCCAGGCAGGCGACCGACTCGATGCTCCAGGCCTTCGGTGCTCCGCTGGTCTTCGGGCATACCCACCGGGCACAGTCCTCGACCGGCCGGCCGGTCCATACAGGCAGCATCGCCGCATGGAATCCGGGATGCCTCTGCGAGTTGCAACCCCTCTGGCAGCACACCAACCCGACGAGCTGGACCCATGGCTTCGGCGTGCAGGTTGTCGCAAGAAGCGGAGAGTTCCTGCATCTCAACATCCCGATCATCGAGGGCCGGTCACTTCTCGGCACACTCGCCAGCAAGTTTCAGTAATGGCACCTTGCCGTCCCATCTCGAAACCCGAGAAAGTCCCTACCGGATGGTACACGCGGCAGGAGCTTTCCGAGGCATGGAAGCTGTCCACTTCGCGCACCGGCGAGCTGATTATGCAGGCTGTGCGTAACGGCATGGCCGAGCATCGGATGTTCCGAATCAGAACCGCGCTTCGCGGAGTGTACCCGACGCAGCATTATCGGTTTAAGAAAAGCTAAAGGCTGAAGGCTAAAGGCTAAAACGGNNTCCCGTGAGAAATCTTGTTGACAAGATCGCGGCCAAGCAGGACGTGTCGGATTTATCAGGCGGCAATACCTAGCCCGGCCAGCCTGATCGGAGAGCAGGGAAGAATGGGGCTTGTTTCCACTTAGGGGAGTTACCTATGGCAGCAGAGACAGCGATTAGCCTGACGGACCTGGCTGAGTTCCTACCGGACACAATCCGCGTCGAGACCACCAAGGCCGCAGAGGAGGAGACGGAACCCAAGGAATCCGGCAATACGGAACAGGGAACCGAGGACTCCGGGACAAAACAATCAGACGAGTCGGAGCAGGCGGCACCGGAGCAATCCGAGGCCGACAAGACCGACCGGGAGACAGAGGATGGACCGACCGCGGAGGATGACGAGGACGCAGAGAAGGGCGATGCCCGGTCCCCGGCGACCGCCAAGCTCCTCAAGCGCATCGACAAGCTGACCGCCAAAAGGCGCGAGGCCGAGGAGGCGCTGGAGAAGACCCGCGAGGAGACCGACAAGCTGAAGGCCGAGCTGGCCACCGCCTCCAAGGTGGTGCTCCAGCCCACGCCCGATGACCCGCTCTCCGATGTCGAGACCATCGAGGATCTGGAAGCCAGGATCGCCGCCGCCAAGCGGGTGCGGACCTGGGCCATGACCAACCGCGACGGAGCCACCGTGAAGGGGGCAGACGGGCAGGATGAATATGTGGAAGCGGCCGAGATCGCACGCCACCTTGCCGCCGCCGATGCGATTGTCATGGATCACGGACCCTCCAGGAGAGCATGGCTCGCCCAACGGGAGAGCAGCGTGAACGAAGCGAAAGCCGCCTATCCGGCCTTCTTCACCCAGGGCTCCTCCGAGAGCAAGGCCCTCCGGGACATCCTCAAGCAGTATCCCGCCCTGGGGAAATACCCCAACGTCGAGCTGATTATCGGTGACGCACTGGTGGGCCAGCAGGCCCGCATGGCGCGACAGGAGGCACAGGCCAAAGCCAAGGCCCCCGCATCACCGGCCCGGAAAGCGCCATCACCGGCGCCCGAGCCTCCCAAGGTGACAGGAAAAGCGAAAGTCCCTGCCAAGACGGTGCGCGAAGGCGCAGCGCTACAGAAAGCTTTGGAGGGCGGAGACCGGGATTCGGTCGCGTCCCTCATGGAATCACTCCTCGGCTAGGCACAACCCCTCGCCCGGCCGGGACAACACACAACGACAATGCCTCTACTCACCATCAATGACCAGATCAGCAAAGGCCTCCGCGAGGACCTGAGCGATCTCATCGCCGTCGTGGATGCCAAGTCCAAGCCCCTCCTGGCGCTCGCCAAGAAGGGTGCGGAACTGGTCAACCCTGACGTCCACTCCTGGCAGGCTGACGGGTACAACACCCCCAGCTTCGACGGCGTGCTCGCCAGCGACGACGTTTCCACCTACGACAGCCCCGCCGCCCAGCGTGCGAAGCTCTCCGGCCGCTGCCAGAAGTTCCGCCGCTCCATCATGGTGGACGACTTCGCCGCGAACATCTCCGATGTCGCCGGTGTCGGCCGCAAGAAGGAGATGGCCCGTGGTGCCGCCAAGAGCATCGAGGAGATCGGCCGCGACATCGAGGCCGCCTTCTGCTCCGACCGCGACAGCCAGCAGCAGAGCGGTTCCAACCCGTACCGCACCCGCGGTCTCGGCTCCTGGATCGCCTCCGCGGCTCAGACCGACCTGCCCGTGGACAGCAACTACCGCACCCCGGCTGGCTCGATCACCTCGACCGCGACGGACTCGATCACCGAGGGTTCCATCCAGAACCTCCTCCAGTCGATCTACGAGCAGACCGGCACGGTCAAGAACCTCGTCCTGCTTTGCGGACCTACCCTGAAGCGCCGCTTCACGGAGTTCACCCGCACCCAGGCCGGATCGACCAACGTGGCCCTCAACGTGAAGACCTACACGCAGGGTGCCGCCGAGAAGAAGATCACCGCGACCATCGACATGTTCGAGGGTGACTTCGGGAGCCTCCAGCTCCTCCCCTCCCTCCTGCTCGCCCAGGACGGTCTCGCCGCCGTGCAGAGCCGCCGTGGATACATCATCGACCCCGAGATGGTCGAGGTGCGCTACGGCCGCCGCCCTGCCTTCCGCGAGCTTGAGGATCGTGGCGGTGGACCCCGTGGCCTCATCGACGCCATCGCCGGTCTCGTCGTCCACAGCCCCAAGGGCTTCGGCAAGATCGCTTCGACCGCTTCCTAATTCGGGTGGTTTGACACCGGTGCCTCTCCTGTCATGGGGGGAGGCACCCAGCCAGATCACACAGGGGAATGCTGACCGATGAAAACATAGGGATCGACGATCCCGAGATGCTCGACCTGATCAAGGGCGAGCTATTCCGTGGATGGCACGCATCGGCCGTCATGGCTGAGATCCGCCAGCGCAAGGTGGCCGAGGCCAACTCCCGACTTGAGAGCGCCCTGGTGGAGGGGATCGGACAGCACACCATGAGTGTGGATGCCGATGCCTTCTACTTCTGGAACTGGAAAGAGCCCGGATGCTGGCAGGACAAATCCTTCCGAGCCGACTTCCTCCGTCGCAACCCCCACTGCGCCGCACCCAAGGCCGAGCGCAAGATCCGCATCACGAGGTGATTGGTAAAAGGTAAAAAGTAGAAAAGTAAAAAGTCTCAAACCTTCCCACCTTCCCACCTTTCCACTTTCCCACTGTTTTCCATGGACCGCACCAAGATTTCCTCCCTCATCTCCGAGCTGTCACAGGCCGAGAGTGATGCCAGCTACTACTTCGGGAGGAAGACCGATAATTTCAACACTCGATTCTGCCTGTGGGCAGGCCAGAGCGAGGATGGACGCAAGCACCAGGGGTCTCTTGGGAAGCGCCCTTGGCCATGGGAAGGTGCCAGCGATACCAGGATTAGGCTGGCCGACACCCTGATCAATGAGAATGTCCGCCTACTTAAGCGGGCCTTCTTCTCCTCCCGGATGCAGGTGCAGCCGGTCGAGACCAGCGACTCGATCATCAAGCAGGCCGTCCAGACGGCTCTCAACTGGATGATGAAGGTCCACTGCCTCGATGATCTCAGGCGCGAGGTGGAGCTGGCGCTCCAGATCCGCGAGACCTTCGGGCTCTCCTTCCTCGGGGTCTTCTGGAGGACCACCACCCGAGTCGAGGAGAAGTCGATCACCATGGAGGAGATCCAGAATGTCGCCCTCCAGGGAGACGGTGCCGCCGCAGCGCTGGTCGAGGCAATTCTCGATCCGCTTCAGGAGGAAGGGGCCCAGGCTATGCTTGGGATGCTTGCTGAGAAGGCTGGCACCGTGGCCGCTGTCCGAGCCCTCCGAGAGAAGGGAATCTTCACCTACGAGAATCCCTACATCTTTGAGAGCAAGCCCGAGTGGGTAGCGCTGGAGCCGCTGGAGGACATCCTGTTCCCGGCCTCTACCTGGTCGATCCAGAGGGCACCATGGGTAGCACGCCGGGAGCTGATCACCGAGGATGAGCTGCGCGAGCGGGGGACGACACAGGACTACGACGCCGACTGGATCGAGCGAGCCGTCAAGCAGAAGGGGATGACCCAGCGCATCAACCGCAACATCCTTCGTAACAACGAGCACCTGGCCAACAACGACCGCGACCTGATCGAAGTCTATCATGTCTATCGCAAGGTCCACGACAAGGGAGCTACCCGCGTCGAGTGCACCGTCATCAATACCTCGATCACCGATCTCGTCGCCAAGCACGAGATCAGCCCCTACGAGCACGGCCAGTTCCCCTTCATCGAGCTTCCCCGCGAGCGTGCCAGCCGCAATCTCCTGGAGTCCCGCGGAATCCCCGAGCTGGTCCACACCAGCCAGGGCGAGATCAAGACCCAGCGCGACTACCGCGCCGACCGCGCCTCCATCGCCATCCTTCCCCCCGTCCGCGTCCCGGCCAACCGTGGCAAGCTAGAGCTGGTCTTCGGTCCCGGCAGCCAGATCCCCGAGCGCAGGCCGGGAGAGTTTGGCTGGATGGAGCCTCCTCCATTTGACAAGGGGACCATCGAGGTCGAGCAGAGCACACGGGGAGATGTGGATGAGTATTTCTCCCGAGCCACTGCTGCCATCGCACCGGCTCGGACCATGCTGGCCCAGCAGGATCTCGTGGATAGCTTCCTCACCGACATGAAGCTGGCCATCGCGCAGACGCTCCAGCTCATGCAGCAGTACCTCACCGACGCCCAGGTGCAGCGCATCGTCGGGATGCTGCCAGGAAAGTTTCAGCTTACCCGCGAGGAGGTGCAGGGGCAGTACGATCTCCAAGTCGATTTCGATGTCCGGGATCTCGATAATGAGTTCCTTGGCAAGAAGCTCGACTACATCGCTAAGGTGGCCATCCCGCTCGATGTGGCGGGAGTCATCGACCGGGCAGGGCTGGTGAAGTTCATCATGTCGGCCGTCGATCCCGTCCTGGGAGAGTCGCTCGTGCGTGACGCCGGAGTGGCAGCCGCAGCCGAGGCCGAGGATGAGCAGGTGCAATTTACGAAGATCGCGGCCGGAGCCGAGCCCCCTCTCAAGGAGGGAGGCAATCCGCAGGTCCGCTTGCAGGTCCTCCAGCAGACCATCCAGGCAAATCCCGCCGTCGCCCAGCGCTACCAGCAGGATGAGATCTTCCGGAAGATGATCGACGCCCGCGTGCAGAGCTTCCAGTTCCAGCTCACCCAGCAGCAAAACGCACAGATCGGCCGCATGGGCGCGGTGCCAGCCTTGTCCCAGCTAGGGCCGGGACAAGGGTAAAAAGTATGAAAGTAGCAAAGTAAAAAGTCTCAAACCTTTTCACCTTCCCACCTTCAAACTTTCACACCATATATGTCCGCTAACCTAATCGTCGGCAAAGACCCGACAGGCAATAAAGTCCCCGTCGCCGTTGACGCCGCTGGCAAACTCCAGATCGGAGGAGTCTCCCTTGATTCCCTGACCGTCAATACGGATCAGATCGAGGGGAAGCAGGACGTAACCAATGCTCTGCTGACCGCGACTGCCGCCGACCTTGCTGCGGTCAAAACGCAGCTTGCAAGCGGAACGATTGCCGTCACGGGTGGAGGAGGTGGAGGCGGCGGCGCTAGTGCTGCCTATAACGCCACGCTTCCGACATATACCTCTGGTGCCTCGACCACACTCCAGACCGATGTCAACGGCAGGCTCATCACGACTGGGCCAGAGCTTCAGACGATCTCCACCGAGGCGCAGGCCATCGACGCGAAGCTCCCCGCTTTGTCCAGCGGCAGGGTTCCCGTCGAGGCGAATAATGCGGCGAGTCAGGTCTACAATTTTAGCCAAAGTGGTGCGATTGCGGCGAACACCGTCCTGATCGGCCCGATTGAAAGCTCTCAATTCCGCGAGGTCTCTGTCCATGTTGTTTCTATTGGAACAGGCGGTACAGCCCCGATTTTCCAAGTTTCAAATGACAATTCTAACTGGGTAATAGCCAACGGCATTACAAGTGGTGGGGCTATTGGCAACACGCTCACAAACACAAATGCCACAAACGTCCCTCTGCTCGGCGCTCGGTTCTTCCGCATTGTTTCGCAGGGAAACCAAACCTCCGGCACGACAACCCTCGTCGCCTACGCAAGCCAGCAAGCGACGCCAAAGCTCTATCAGCAGGTCTCTGGGACGGTGGCAGCTTCATCTGTAGGGTTTATATCGACGAACGCAAGTTCGGGATACAATACGTTCCATTCTCTAGTCTCTGCTGCATCGACTAATGCGACCTCTGTGAAAAGCAGTGCTGGAACTCTTGGAACTATTCTGTTGTCCAACACGTCAGCGAGTTGGCGTTATGTGAAATTCTTCAACCTTTCAGTTGCCCCAACGCCCGGAACTAGCACCCCTGTCTGGCAAGCTCCTATTCCACCGAACTCCTCGATAGACATAACATCAACCGTTCAGGGGTTTCGTCTTTCTACTGGCATTGCCTACGCAATCACGGGCGGCTCGGCATTGCTAGATAACACTAGCGTTGGGAGTGGCGAGGTACTGGTCAATTTGAGCTACGTCTAGCCCATGAAACTCACCATCATCACCAACACCGATCCCTATTGGTCGCGCATCGCAACCCTCATCAATGGAGAGCAGGGCGATGTCTCGGGAACCTACGAGACAGACGGAAATAAATTCCATAGCGCAGTTTTCCCTCAATACGGCGGCGAATTTTCGTGGATACCCGCCGAGTTCTGCGAGGTCGTCGAGACTCCAGAGGAACCGGCCCCATGAAGCTCCTCCGCGATCTCTGCTTACTGATCCGCTGCTACCCGATTGCAAAGGGTAGGGTGTTGGCAGATCGCCGTGAGAAGTATCCAGGCACGGTGCGGCACATGATCAGCTATAACGAGACCCGCACCGAGCTGGTCCGCCGCGGCATCCGCGAGGAAGCCGAAATCACCGGTGCCGTCGTCATGGTGGCGGTGGGACTTGCATACCTGATGAATCGGTAGCCCTCGACTTTCGACTTTCGACCCTCGACTTCACTTATGCGCTCAACCTCCTACGAAAAGATCATCACCGGCGTTGCCGCCCGCATGGGACTCGATCCCACGGTCTCACTCCAGGCATCGACCCGAGCCGCCCTTACCGAGTATATCAACTCCCGCATCTGCATCGCCTGGGAGTGGGATCGCTGGCCGGAGCTGTGCCGCATCGAGCAGCGCACTCCCGAGGTGAGCGGCACCGAACTCTCTCTCTCCTATGATCAGGTTGGGCAAGAGCCCTTTGGCGAGGTCTTCGGGATCTACCTGGAGGACCCGGACAAGACACTGACCCCCAAGGAAGTGGGCTATTCCCTGCGTGAGGATCGGATTCTGCTTGACCCTGATCTCTCCGTGGCTGACGTGTGGGTGCATTACAGGCTGCGGCCTTACCAATACAGCGCGACGTCATGGAGCGCGGCGACCAACTACGCCGCCGGGGACATCGTGCGGGCCGCCGACGGTCACTGCTACCAGTCACTCACGGCCAATTCGGCTGTCCAGCCTCCCAATGGAACTAACTGGAAGCAGCTCCCGGTTCCATCCGTCCTGTCCGACTACCTCAAGCTCGCCATCACCTCAGATGCCTTGCGCGAGGATGGGCAGCTCGACAAGGCCAATGCCGAGGAATACCGCGCCGAAGGCCACCTGATCCGCGAGAGCGACAAGATCGGCCTCCAGGTCGGCGGCATGGGCGGACGCTGGAGCGCCCGCATCGCCTAACGGCGAGTCGGTAAAAAGCATGAAAGTAGAAAAGTAAAAAGTCTCAAACCTTCTCACCTTCCAACCTTCACACTCTATGTCATCCAGAGACCAATTCCCAGCAGCGGTCGGCCAAGTCATCGCCGACACCACCACCGTCAACGGCTCCTTCCGTGAGATCCGGGTCATCACCCCGACTCAGTTCCATACCCTGACAGGAAGTGTCGCCGGTGCCGCCAATACCACCATTGGAAGCGCCGTCACTTATCCGGCCAATCATGTTATCAGCGGCCTCTTCTCCTCGGTCAAACTGCACGGGGGATCGGTCGTCGCCTACCAGAACTAGGGCCATGTCCACGGCTCCCTTGCCGCATCCCTTGACGCTGGTGATCTCGCTGATTGCAGCGGGATCAGGAGCCGCCGCCCTTTTCACTTTCTTTGCTATCTACTCGGCGCTCCCTCTGCGGATGGATCGGGTGGAGGAAGCCAACAAGATCCAGGATAGCAAGCTCGGCGAGATGCAGGCCGACGCCATGCAGAGGCGAGAGATGCTGGCTGCCGCCCTGGCAACGCTCTCTCAAATCGACCAGCGCTGCAAGCGCATCGAGGACCACGTTATTTCAAAATAATTTGCTGCGGGCGGGGAGTCCGAACCCCCTGCGTCGGGTGCCGATCCGCCCGTGGCACGACTTACTGAAAGGCTGAAGGCTGAAGGCTAAAGGCTGAAGGAGAAAACATCAATGACTTGGGACATTCCACAGATGGTGACGACAATCGGCGGGATCGTGAACAAGTTCATTCCCGACCGGGATCAGCAGGCAAAACTCCAGGCCGAACTTCAGATGAAGCTCCTGGAGATCGAGGCCGATGCCGCCAAGGCACAGACGGAGATCAATCAGACGGAGGCCGCGAATCCCAATATCTTCATTAGCGGATGGAGGCCATGCGTCGGATGGGTCTGTGCCGGAGCCTTCGCCTGGCAATTCGTCGGCCAGCCTCTCTTCAGCTTCTTCTACGCCCTCATCACCAAGCACCCGGCTCCCGTCGTTGCCCTGGATCACGATGCGCTCAATACCGTCCTCTTTGGGCTCCTGGGATTAGGCGGGTTCAGGTCATGGGAGAAGGTGCGCGGCGTCACCAAGTAACCATGTTTTAGCCTTTAGCTTTTAGCCTTCAGCTTTTCCCCATCCATGATCGACAACCGCTCCGCCAAAGTCATCAGCACCCTCCTGCTGAAGGTACAGCCTACCTTTGCAAATCTGCTGATCGAGCTGAAGAAGCACTTTCATGAGAAGGGAATCGAGGTCAAATACATCTCCGGAACCCGAACATGGGCAGAGCAGGATGAGTTGTATGCACAGGGCCGCACGAAGCCTGGTCCCATCGTGACACGGGCCAAGGGTGGCGAGTCGAACCACAATTTCTCAATCGCCGTGGATGTCGGACTCTTCACCCCTGCTGGAGACTACCTTGAGGAATCTCCGCTCTATAAGGATCTCGGTCCTATCGTCGCCAAGTTCCCCACCCTGGAATGGGGTGGCAACTGGAAGTTTGTCGATGAGCCGCACATCCAGTGGAAGACGGGCCTCACTCTAGCCGAGATGCGCGACCGCGTGAAAGCAGGCCACCCCGTCGTCTGATTATGCCACTTGATAATCCCACCCAACGCGAAGGAGATGGCGGCTTCATCGGTATGGCCTCGCGCCTCAATCCACTCCAGCTCAAGGAGGGGATGGTCCAACTTTCCGAGAACATGCGCCTCGACAGGGGCGTGGCACAAACCCGCAAGGGGGCAAAGCGGCTTGCCGATTCCATTGCTGCCGGAGAGACGGAGCTGATTCTCGACTTCACGTTGGGGTCTGACATTTCCGTGACTTCGATCACCCGCTCGGGATCGACCGCCACTATCACCACGGCCGCCGCGCACGGCGAGGCCGTCGGCCAGATCGTCAATATCCGGGGAGCAAATCAGGCGGAATACAATGGCGACTTCTCTGTGGTGTCAGCCCCGACATCCACGACATTCACGATCACGGTCTCGGGAACCCCGGCCACTCCCGCCACCGGGACCATTGTGATGAACGGAGGCCCGGTCGTACGCTCTACCTACTCGGGAGGTGTCTTTGCAGCCGGGATCTACTCTTCGCCTCGACTCGATGATTCCAATGAATACATCGTCCTGGCAGGTCCGGATGCCGCCTATCTTTGGCGGGATGGAGCCAGCCTTGTCACCAAAAGCTACCCTACCAGTCCCCTTACGGAACTGGTGTTGCCGACCGATGATGTCTCACTCATCCAGGCGTTCGACCGGCTCTATCTCCTGCGCTGGAGGGATGAGGTGGAGTATCGTCTCTCATCACTAACACATGCCAGCGGAACGGCCACGGCAACTACCCCGACGCCACACGGCTATGCGGTTGGTCAGGTTGTCCGTATCTTTGGAAGCGACCAAGCAGGCTACAATGCTGACTTCCTTATTGCCTCAGTCCCAACATCCACGACCTTTACATTTACTGTGCCCAGCGGCACCGTCACCCCATCGACCGGCGTAGCCTTTGCCCGCCGTGTCTGTGCTCCGCTTGTATGGGATGGTGGCACAGGCAACTTTGTCCGGGTAGGACTCGGAAGCCACCCTACCGGTCCGACCTTTTCGCGGATGCCATCGGCCTCCATCGCCACCTACACCAACAACCAGCTTCTCCTCGCCCGCAACCGTGACGAAGTGATCATCTCCGATGTCATGGATGCCGAGACGTATGACCCGCTCCTGAAGTCCTTCCGGGCCAATACGGGCTCCAATGATCAGATCGTCGCGCTCCATCCCTATGCCGAGGGGCAGGTGCTTGTTTTCTGCCGCAAGTCGATCTACCTGGCGACGGCCGTCATGGCCGCAGACGGGATCTCTATCGACCCGGCTCGCTCCTCGCTCCAACTCCTAACCAATGAAGTCGGATGCTGCGCCAGGCGCGCCATCGCAACGGCCGGGATCTATGTCTATTTCCTCTCCGATAGCGGAGTCTATCGACTCGACAATCAGTTTGACCTCAAGCTCCGGGGCAATACCAAGCCGCTCTCCGATCCTATTGCGGATCTCATGGCCGAAATCAATGTCCCGGCCGTGGGGCTCTCCAACGGGATCTTCTTCAACAACCGATTCTGGCTGGCCGTTCCGACCAAGTTGGCAAATGGGCTACCTTCGGATGTTCCCAATACGCTGCTTATTTACAACATGCTTAACGAGGCATGGGAGAGTCGGGATACTTACGCCTTTAACCTCGATCAACTTGTCATCTCGGACTACGGAACCGAGCGCCGCCTCTATGCGGCGAGCCGCAACGGAAAGCTCTACCTTCTCGATCAGTACGATAGCGGCCTCGATGACCAGCCGACAGGCACCGGAACCTATACGGTGCAGGGGAGGATCCTGACCCGACGCTATGGATTCGGATCGCTCACCCGCAAACGCATGACCAGGACCGTCGCATCCGTCGTGCTCCCAGCCGGATCAGGTGCCGCCATGGACGCGGTGACGACGGACGCGGATGCCGATTTTGAGATTCTGTCATTGACAAATAACGGGATCTCACTGGAAGATTACACAGTAAAGGGACCTATTCGCAGGAGCGCCAACATGCTCGACCTGAGCTGGCGGACAACGGCAGGGAGACCGATCCTAAGAGCCATCACGGCCGAGGCTACCATCGACTCATTGCCCAAGTTCGGAACACGGACGGAAGAGTAAATTGGAAAAGGCTAAAAGCTAAAATCTAAAGGCTAAAACCGCATCCCATACCAACGCCATTACTGATTTCCACATGAATCTCTTCAGCCTTCAGCCTTCAGTCTAACCACCTATCTTCATGGCTACCGTCACCAAGGGCAGGACATTTGTATCAGGGGAAGTCGTAACCCCAACCAAGCTCAATACGCTGGTCGATAGCGCTACCGTGACCGGGATCGTCGATGCCGATATCGCGGCGGCTGCAGGAATCTCCGATACCAAGCTCGCCACGATTGCCACTGCCAATAAGGTCTCCAACAGCGCCACGACAGCGACGGCCGCGAATACGGCCAATGCCATCGTGGCGCGGGATGCCAGCGGGAATTTCTCAGCCGGGACGATGACGGCACAGCAGGCAGTTAATGCGCCTTACTTTGGGGGTGCAGGTGCTCAAATCCTGATGCCCGTCGGAGCGGTGCTGGCCTTTGCCATGAACTCGGCCCCAAGCGGATGGCTGGACGCCAATGGCGCTGCCGTTTCCAGGACGACCTATGCGGCGCTCTTTGCTGCCATCGGCACGACCTACGGTGCCGGTGACGGATCGACCACGTTTACCCTCCCTGATCTGCGCGGATACTTTATCCGCGGTGCTGGCACAAGCGCGGACGGAACTGCATCAGGGACGTTTGGTGCCAAACAAGCGGATGCATTTCAGGGACATATACACAACTTATATGGCAACACAATAGCTGCAACTGGAGCTGGGTTTCCTGGAGGCTCAAATTATGGGTATTACGGGACAACGACTACTGGTCCAGTTTCAGACGGGACCAACGGCACTCCAAGGACGGCTAACGAAACCCGTCCCCGGAACATTGCGATGCTGTACTGCATCAAGTTCTAAATGCTCGCATGGGAAACCGCACGTACATGGTGGCAGGAGCACTCCACCGTTCCATTCGAGGAGCGGCTGGGCTGGCACTTGGCCTGTGGCTTGGTCTATTCCACGCAAGATTGCTTTCTAATGGCCTCGGAGGCGACATGGGATCATGGCGGGCAGGAGATCGTGGAGGGAACCAAGAATGCGTGGTTCGTAGAGCTTGCAGTTCTATCACCTTCAGCCTTCAGCCTTCAGCCTTCAGCCTTATCTCTCCTCTTGCAAGTCGCGCCTCATCCCCGCGAATGGATCCTCTTTCGACGCAACAACGGTTTCAAAATCCACGCGTGGCGCTGGGATCACTTTGCACGCCGAGTCGGGTTCACTCGGTAAGTTTCATCCTTTATCCTTCAACATTCAGCTTTTCCTAATATGGGCGGATCTAAAGGCGGCGGCCAAGCCCCAAAACAGGCCAACACTCTCGACTACGACAAGATCATGGCCCAGGCATCCGAAGCGGCCAAAGCGCAGTATCGTGACCAACTCAAGGCACAGATCGAAGCATACCCTCAGATGGAAGCCCTCCAGCTCGGAACGGTTTCCAAGATCGGGGGGAACCTCAACAACGCCTACACCCAGCAAGCCAAGGGAGTCATCGACTCCACGCTTCAGCAGGGGGCCTCTGCCCTGGCAGATACGGGAGATAGGATCAATGCCCTTGGCGATCTCTCCGGGGCTATCGCCCGTGATGCCCAGGGTCGCGCCATGGCTGGGCCCACCTCCATCGAGCAAAATCTCTATGACAATGCTGCCTCTGATCTGGCGCTCGGCCGATCACTCAATGCCGAGGAGCAGCGAAATGCATCGCAGGCTGCCAGAGGTGCCTTTGCTGCACGCGGTCTCGGAGTAGGCTCGGGTGCCGCAGCCGCGGAAATCCTGAACCGTGCCGCGGTGGCCGATGCCCGCTATCAGCAGCGTCTCGCCAATGCCCAAGCTGCCAACCAAACCCGCGAGCAGGGAATCCAAGGCCGTCAGACGGCAGCGCTCGGTATGCTCGGCAATACCGCCAATATCTACGGACAGGGTGGAGGGGCCTACCAGAATGCAGCACAGCTAGGATTCGGAGGAGCCAATGCCCTCGTCAATCTCGACCCCTACCAGCGTGCGCTAGGAATTGGCGTCAATCTCGGCTCTGGAATCCAAGGGCAGACGGGCTCGATGATCGGAAACACCTACAACACGGCAACTCAAATGGCCGGTAATGTTGCGAGCTTCAACGCCAACATGCTCGACTCCCGTTACAACTCTTACATGAACAACCAGGCGGCTCTTTCCGGGGCGCAGACGGCCTCTAATGGAGCCATGATCGGGGCTGGAATCGGGGCCGTTGGAATGGTCGGAGCTGCCGCTGTTTTCTAAAATGCCACCCCTCCCTGCCATACTGGAGAAGATCAGGGTCGCGCTTTCAGAAGCGAAGCGCCCTGCTGTCCTCTGGTCCGGCGGAAAGGACTCGACCGCTCTCTTGCATCTGGTCCGCCAAGTCCGTCCTGAAATCGAGGTGATTCAGTGGCAGCTTCCGTGGATGAAGCAGAAATGGGCCTTCCAAAACAAGCTGGCCGCTGAGTGGGGCCTCACAGTCCTCTATGCGCTCCCTCTCTCTGCTGCTATCTGCCATGGCAATGACCGCATTGATGTGATGGAAAGCTATGCCATCGGCACGCAGTCTCTCATCATTGCCCGCGGCACAGAGCCCTATGAGCCAGGCCGTCCCTATGTCTGCGGGATGGAGTGGATGACCCGCCCAAAAGCATCTGCCGTGGAGTTTCCTTGGGATCTCCTCCTCTGTGGTCATAAGAGCGATGACAGCGATCCTCTCTCAGGTCCTATCCCTCTCAATCTTGATCTGCTCCAGCTCGATGGCAGCGCCTCCATTGCCTACCCAATCCGTGACTGGACGGATAGGGATGTTTCCGAGTACCTTATTTCTCACGAGATCCCGTGGGATAGTGGTCGATACGACCTGATCGACGGTGTGCTCGTGACCAAGACCGATAAGCATCTCAATAGCGACTACTACCATGCCTGCTTCCGCTGCCTCGACAAACGGGAAGGCCCATACATCCCGTGTCCTAAGCGGGCAGGAGCAGTCATTGCAAACATTTCGGAGAAGGTGCAGCACTACGAGCCGAGCTTTGATTACTGCAATCTGAGGACAGCGGGATGTACGACTGCCAATCCTGCGGGGCCTGCTGCTCCCACAAATGGAGCTGGCCAGTTCTCCGCCGAGACCGATCCGATGCATCAGGAATCGACCCGTCACTAACTCGATCTGATTACCCTCTGATGAAGACCCTTCACCACCGATGCGCTGCGCTGACCGGAACGGTCGGCTCCTCTGTCGGGTGTTTGATCTACGAGAATCGCCCTGCTGCCTGCCGGGCCTTTACTGCCGGATCACCCCTCTGCCTCGAAGCCAGAAAAGCCAAGAACCTCCCAACCTACTAACGCCATGTTTGCCTACAATCCTACCGTCAACGACACTTCCGGTCAGATCCAAGGAGCCTATAACTTAAAGGGAGCCGAAGGCATCGCCTCCGGGATCTCTGCTGCTGGATCTGCCATTGCCGGAGGCATTGCCCAATCAGCTAACAAGGGTCAGATGACCCGCGAGGAACTCGACATGATGGGCGGTGGGATGGACTTCCTCCATCAGCAGGGAGCCGTCGATGCCGACATGCTCCAGAAGTTCCAGTCCGGCTCCATCGGCACCAAGCGTGGGCTCTTCAACATGGCGCAGCTCCAGTATGCCAACAACCTCAAGCAACAGAATATCCAGATGAGCCAGCAGGGCCACATGGGAGCAGGCGGGGCTGGTGGTGGGGATTACGTTGTACAGTAATATGGAGCCGTTTTCGTTTAACGATTTTGTCAAGCAGAAGCTTGGCTATCAGCCAGGAACAAGGATTCCGGGTAGCCAGATGAAAAGTATCGAGGCTATGTGGAAAACCTATAACGCCGAAGTTATGAAGGCCCAGGCCGCCGCTGACCGTCCGGCTTTTACGCCGACAGCGGTTGAGGTGCAGGCCCCGTGGGGTGGGACCCTCAAGATGGCTAAAACATCCCCAAACTCCGCGCAGCTTGTTCAAGATAAAGCGGCATGGGACCCGATTAAAATAACGCTTGAAGACGGAACCCCGGCGATGATGGACAGGAATACCTTAGCGGTTGTCAAAGCATGGGATGCCACCACTGGGAAACCCGTGAAAGAGGCCAAGAAAGTTGATCCCTTTGCCGCTCTCCTTGGTGGGGAACCCCAGCCCGCGCCTGTCGGCCAGTCCGGCGCGGCTATGCTGGAGCCCCCTGTCGCCGCGTATACCCCTCAGCCCATGGCATCCCCATCTCCGTCGGCTTCCGCTCAAGTTGCCGCAGCTCCAGCCCAAGCCCCCGCACAAGAAGCCCCCAAGGTCTATGAGATCACGGGCGAGGCGGACTATGCCAAGGTGCCAGCCGGGGCCACGGTAAGCTGGAACGGGCAGACATTTACCAAGCGATAATCTATGGCATGGGTGCCCCCGGAACTGGCGGGTCAATCCAATCCTGATCAGGTGTCTTCTGCACCTGCATCTCAGGGGTGGGTTCCTCCCGAGCTGCAATCCCCCAATGCAGGGGCCGTCACCAATGCTCCAGCTTGGGTTCCTCCCGAGCTGGTAGCCGAGGGTCCGGTAATTTCTGCTCCGGTCGAGCAATCGAACGCTCCGACAATCACCTTCACTCCTGATCCGGTGGCCCCGTCGCCAGCCAAGGAGACAGGAAGTGTCGCCCCTGCAAGCGCTCCTGTCTCTGACCGGCTATCCCCCACGACAGAAAGTGTCGCTCCCGCTCCCTCTCCTGCATCTCTCTCTGAGTGGTCCCCTCCGGAACTGAGCGAATCGGCCAATCAGTTGCCAGCACCCGATCCCCAGCTTCCATCTCCTAGCTCCCAGCCTCCGTCCCCTGTCCCGTGGGCTCCCCCCGAGCTGGCTCTGTCCAGCTCCGCAACCCAAGATTCCAGACCTCAGCCCTCTGAGCCATCCATTACGGATTATCTTTCGCGTGCCATTGATCGAGGGCTGGCCCAGCAGGAGGCGGTCTCCGCTGTCGAGCAGCAGGACGCACCCCGCATTGCCGCCCTCCAGCAGCGCATGGAGCAATCCGCTCCCTCTCCAGCTTACCAGAAGTTCACGAGTCCCGAGAACTCGTGGAGCGACTCCGTATCGTCGTTTGTAGCCAACCCGCTTCTCATTACGACAGAGCTGGTGGCCGAGGGGCTTTCCTCCTTTGTTCCTCAAGCCGTCGAGACGATCCCCACCCGCATGGCGCAGGGCATCGCCCTCGGGGTGCCGGTAGGTGCTGCGGTCGGCGCTCCAGTTGGCGGAGTGGGAGCGATCCCCGGTGCCATCGCTGGCGGCAGGGAGGGTGCCCGTGCGGGATTCATCACCGGCATGGCCGAGACTAGCTATGCGCTGAACTACTCGGGCAAGATCCTGGAATCCCTCGCGCAGAACGGGGTTGATCTCAAGAGCCCCGAGTCTCTGACCAAGGCATTCTCCAACCCGGAGGTGATGGCCTCCGCCAAGTCCTACGCGACACGCTTTTCCGTTCCTGCCGCCGCCTTTGACGCCTTTGCCGCAGGCATTGGTGGTCGTCTCTTCCGTCTTCCTGCCAAGTCGATCATAGGGAAGGCCGCGCAAGGGGCCGGTGAAGTTGCCGCTCAGACTGGCCTTGCCATGGCTGGGCAGGCTACCGGAGAACTGGCCTCCTCCGGAACCGTCACCACGGGCAACATCACCGCCGCCGCCGTGGGTAATCTCGGCCCTGGCATGGCCAATATCGGGGTGGGATCATCGTTTGAGCTAGGCACCAGACGCATCACTGGAGGAGCAACGGGGGGTGCCATTGAGGGTTCAGGGGCTAGGGTCGAAGGGCAGCCTGCCCAAGTCGAGAGTCGAGGGCCGATGGTTGATGGCCAGGCTGGCCAAGTCGTCGCCAATCAAGCCGCTCAACAAGCCGTAAAGTCGCAAGCTCCAGCGCCAAAGTCGCAAGCCGCTGCCGCAACGTCGCAAGCCCCTGGTGTCCGTGGACTAGCCCGCTCCGTCGCCGCCTCTAGCAATGTCGCCCCCGAGGTTAAAACCGAGGTCGCTTCCTCCCCTCGCTCCCTTTATCAGGTGCAGACTGACGCCGCCGCCATCGAGCGGGCAAAGGCTGAAGTCAATGCTGTCGGGATTGACGCGGCCCTTACCCGGATTCTTGGAGAGTTAGCCAGCGGGCAGCAGGCTACCAAGGACACGATCACCACGGGATTTGAGCTGGCTGGTCGGCTACAAGGTCTCGGCAGGTTTGAAGATGCCAGTACCTTGCTGCTGTCTCTCGGGGAGAAGCTGACCACCAGTGGGCAAGCAACTCAGGCGGCCTCTCTCCTGGCAAAAATGACCCCGCAGGGGATTGAGATCCATGCTCAGAATATCATCCGCAAAGTAGCTGCCGGTGATCCCCGCCTCGCCGCCGCCCTTGCCGAGGTGCAGTCTCTTCGGCAGCAGCTTCTTGAGGCACGGCAGCAGTCCGGAACGGAAGCCATCCAAGGGGCACGGTTAAAGGGAGAGAAGGCTCAATCCCTTCAATCTTTCCTGGAGGAGAGCCTGCTTTCCAACCCCAAAAACCTGTGGGCTAGGTACAAAACCAGTATTGCCAAGAGCCTGCTCTCGGAGATGGTGTCGAAGGGTCCGAATGCCAAGGCCGCGCTCGATCTCTTCTCCGGCCGTTTGCTATCACGGATGAAGCAACAGCTTCCCGAGAACCTGAAGAGGAAGGCGGCGTCACCTGCCGGTCTTACCCCCGAAGAGGCCATCGGTGAACTGCTTCGTAATCAGGACAAATACCGCGAGGCATGGCGCGATGCACGCGACTATGCCCGCGAGCAACTCAAGGACAACCCGGAGGAACTCGCCCGTCTGTCAGAATATCTCGATCAGGTGATCCCTCCTGAGTCGCGCTCTCCCATCGAGGCGTACAGTCCCAAGATGCTCCGCGATGCCATGAAGAGCATCCGCGAATCTCTCAATCTTGATATGCGCGAGATCCTTGTGGGATCTGCCGAGGACAAGCAGAAGGCCAGACTCCAAATCGCCAGCCTCCTCATTGAGCGTGCCGGTCTGACCAATGGTGACGCTGAAGTGGCTGCGGCGGCGATCAGCAGGGAATTTACCGCTACGCTTTCCCGTGAGCGTGACAAGATGCTCCGTGCCCGACGCGACGCGGCTCGACCAGAGCAGAAAACAAAGTTCCAAAAGCTCATCGAACTCAACAATGCCGGGGCTCTTTCCGATGCGGTGGCCGCCGAGGGGGTCGCCAAGATCCTCGGTGCGCCAATCTGGACCCGAGAGAATAGCCGCAAGGCGCAATCCCTGATTGCTGACTACCAGAAAGCCAAGGCTCTAGGCATGGAGGAGGTGGCCATGGTCAAGGCTACCGAGGTCTCCGATCTGGTCCACGAGTCGGTCACTCCCTCTGTCTGGACCAAAGCCCGCGCCGCCGCCAACATGGCGATGCTTCTCAATACCCTGACGATCATCAAGAACGTCGGAGGTAACGTGATCCTATGGGCTCCGGAGCGGGTGGCCGATGCCGTGACTGCCTATGTCGTCGATCCCCTTGTCTCCCGTGTCAGGGGATCTGAGCGCACGGTCAATTCCGTGGAGATGGCGGAGCGGGTCAAGGGGCTGGCGCAGCCTGTCCTCGATGTGGCCCAAGGATATTCCTTTGCCAGGCAGAAGGGGCTCTCCACGAAGTCGTCAATGGCTGAAGGCGTCAAGACGCTGGTAACACTAGGAAGACTCACCGCACAGAGTAAATTTGAGATTGGTCAGATTAACGGGGCAACGGGTCAATCGGTCTTCTCTAATCCGATGATGCGGTTGCTAGAGAATACCCTTTCGGTAGCCCTCTCGGGAGCGGATCGCGCATTTTACTCCTCGCAATTCAAGGGGTCGGTGGCCCAGCAGTTATCCGCCGCCAAGTCACGAGGCGAGACGCATATCGGACCCACCTCGGAGATGCTGGAGCGTGCCTCGATGGATGCCGCCAGAGCCATCTATCAGGACCCTAATTTCCTGAGCAAAGGAATGGCCAAAGTCAGGGAAGCTCTCAATGTGATGACCACATTCGGGAAGTCGAAAGAGTTTGGAATCGGGACGGCGATCACTCCGTTTGCTCAGGTGCCAGGATCAATCCTGCTGCGTGGCGTGGAATGGAGTCCGGTTGGATTTCTTAATGCGGCGTGGGAGGGGATCGGCCCGGTGCTGACAAGCAAGGAGTTTGACCAGAAGAAGTTCTCGGAGGCATTTACCCGCGCCACTATCGGCACAGCCGCTCTCTCAGGAACCGGGGCATGGCTTGCAGGGCTAGGGATCATCACGGCAATGCGCGAGGATGGCGATGATCTTGAGAAGCTGCGCCGATCAAGCCGCTTTGGCGGCTATCGGATCAACGCGACCGCCTTGAAGCGCTTGCTGATGTCGGGGAACATCTGGACTCCGCAGCCTCCGGTGGATGGGGATGTGATCGTCTCCTATGACTGGGCGCAACCCCTAGCGCTGCCTCTCGCCATGGGGGCTCAGTGGGTGCATGAACGGGACAAGACAAGACTGGAGAGCCTCAAGGGGAAGCCAGCAGTCTTTGCAGGAAATGTTGCGGCTACATTGGCTGGCAGCGTCCGCACGCTTGAGTCCCAGCCAATGCTCTCGGGATTGGTGCGATTTATGGGCGAGGCTGGCAATCAAGGTGTCGGGCCAGCCCTGGCAGATTCCGCTGTCTCAATGCCTGGGATGTATGTGCCGACGGCCATTAAGCAGGTCAACAAGCTCATGGATAACTATGTGCGCGAGGCCCGTGCCGGTGGCCCCGTCATGCAGAATCTCAATCAGATCGAGAGTCAGATCCCTTGGATCTCACAAAGATTCCCCATTCGCTACGATGCCTTTGGTCAGGCCATGGAGCGCTACTCCTACGGCGGGAATAGCTTCTTTAACGTGATGCTGAATCCGGCGTTTGTTTCCCAATTCAAATCCTCCCCTGCACTGCGCGAGATGGAGTCTGTCTTCTCCTATACGGGCAACTCCAAGGTTGTCCCAAACCAGCTCCGCCCCAAGCTCACGCTCAAGGGGCAGGAGCTTGAACTGACCAATGAGCAACTTTCGGCCTACCAGAAGGATGTCGGATCTCTGATATTCGCAGGATACACAAGGCTGGCAATGAGCCCGAAGTTTGCCGCTGGCCCAGCCGATGCCAAGGCAAGCGCCATGATTTCCGTATCCAATGCCGCCGCCGAGATCGGCAAGCTGCGTCTCATTGCCCGTAACCGCGATCTTGTCAATGCATGGAGGGAACAATCCGCTGCGGATCAGTCAGCTAGACAAGCTGGCCCTCTTCGATCCCTCCAGCCCAGCAGGTAGTCTTTGCCTGCTAGGCTGTGTGCCGCTGATCCTACCAATCAACTACTAAAACGTTTGCAATTAGTGGTTACCTCGACCCGTTGCAATCGCGGTTCCTTCCCTGGTTCCCGGTCGGGACAATGAAGGTGGTTCCGCCGACATTCTGGATATAGGTAGGGCCCTTGTCCTGGAAGATGACTCCGTTCCCCTGGCCGTCTCCGACGACGAAGGCATTGCGGCCATTGTCATTGATGATTGCCGGTCCTCCCTTCTGTCCTCCGACGATGGTGGCAATCCCGACATCCTCTAAAGGGTCGGCATGGATCGAGGTGATGGCAATGGTCGCCATAAGTGCTGTGATGATGGTGGTTTTCATTGGGTGGTGGGTTGTGTGGTGAGTCCGTAGATGTCTGCGACATCTGTAGAAGAAGCACTTTTCGCTCCGCGTAACTCGGCTGCGTAGTACCGCTCGGCAGTCACAACGCTCTTGTGGCGAAGTGTTTGCCGTGATGCATCGCTTCCATGCTTGGTATAAACAATAGATCCGGCCCAGCGCCGCAGCTCGTAGGCGATCTTTCTCCTGCCAACAATGACGTCGCGGAACCGGTCGCATATATCACGATAACAGATGTCCTCCCTCTGTTTGTTTGTCTTGGCTGGAATGATATGGGCGCAGAGTTCACAAGGGATCGGCTCCCCTTTGTCGCCAATGGTCGGTGGATGGGTGCAGGTGGATGGCTTGTAAAGCTGAAGGCTTTTCCATAGGTCATCCTCGATCTCAACGGTAGCGGCGAGGGCTTCCATATAGTTGGCTTTAACGCGAATCCATCGCTTCTCAACGGGTTTCCCATCGTGGTACTCAACCCCCTCCACGATGTCGCTCCACTTGGCGCGGTACACGTCAATGTTTCTCATGGCCAGGCGAGCCATGAAGGCAAATGCAATCCATACTGGCGACTTTGCTGCCAGTAGCTCCGCTGCTCGGGTTTCGATAGCCGCCGCCTCCTCTCTGCTGAACTTGACGAATCCAGCGTCTCGATCTCCCTTGAAGTCCCGCTTGGCCCTAAATCCGTCGAGGTTTGGAAGGATTAGGCCCTTGTAGAGAGACATTACTTTTGGGCTGACGATGCACCTGGCCTGCGTCAGGCTGGCATGGATGCTGTGATCGGGCCTGCCCTTGCCTCGCTCGGCTTTGATGTAGGCGTCTAGGGTCTCTTCTGAAAGGATGGTAGCCGGTAGCGTAAGTGGGTCTTCCTTGCCGGTAACAACTCTCAGGAGGGTCTTTAAGGCGGCGATGTAGTTCAGCTTAGTCCCGCGATCCATGTCGCGGTCTGCCGCCTGATAGCGCTCAACAAGATCGCCCACGCTAGCCATGCCCTTTATCGCCTCGGGTTTCTTGGGCGCTGGCTGCCAGTCATTCTTCTCCAGTTTATCCAACTCAGTCTTGGCCTGCTTAACGGCCTGCTCCTTGAGGGAGGTGCCGAGGGTCTTCCATATCTGTCGGCCTTGCTTTCTAAGCCGGAGATAGAAGTTGTCACCGCGCATCCAAAGCGTGTAGCGTTTCCCCCGATGGGTAACAATCACCTCAGTTCTGACAGTAGTGTTTTCGGCGTTCATGTGGGCGTGTCTCTGCTACACTCTGCTACGCGTTTTGCTACACGTCAAGCGGCTCGGTTGATATTGCCCGTTGTGGAGTCTTGTGAAGCATATTTTGTAGCAGCTACAGAGATAAGTGAGAAGATTTTGACATTTTACAGAGTAACGCCGCTTTAGCTCAGTCGGTAGAGCATCTCATTCGTAATCATCTTTTCCTCTCTGTAGAAGTCGTTTGATACGCGTTTTGCTACACCTTTTCGAGGCTTGCGAAGCCGGTATTAGTCCCGCGGTGGCGGGGCTTTGTAGATGGTCAAGTCGGGGGTGCTGCGCTGGATTCTGGTCAGTGCTCGGATGATCATCACGACCATCCCGGCAGGATATTTTGCCAGCAGGGAGCGGATGACCTGGGCGGCGATTGTCTTGGCGTCTTGGTGGCTCATTGGGCGCGAATTACAATCATTGTGCCGCTTCGCTCATCTCCCTGAAGGTGTTCCCCGTTTTCGCGGAAGATCTGGACGGTTACGGGGAAATTCGTGAAATGCATGATTTCGTCGGCGATGTCTTGAGGGATTTGGTCATGGCCTCGGGAGCTTGTCCAAGTCCCTTCGACGGGAACAAATGTTTCCAGGGTCTCAATATCGGCGGTGGTGATGCTGTGTGTCATGGGTGTAGGTTGGTTGTGGTTAGTGTGGTGCGTTGTTGGGTTGTGTGTCTAGCTGTTCTGATTGTATCTGAGGCGGGGTATCTCGGGGCCGTTGGTGTGCCAGCCTGTCCGGAACATGGCGATCCAGTACCGGCATGGGTTCTCCTGGGGTTGCTCTTTCATGGACGCAAGGCGGCGCAGGTAGTCGCGTCGCGCCAGCTTTCTAGGGTTGCGGAGGTTCATAATTGGTCCCGTGAAGGCTCCGGAAGGTGGCACCAGTGAGTGATCACGGAGTCGATCTCCTCATCAAGGTGGGCGTTCCACCATTTTTCTGATTCATATACCGCGATGAAATGGGTTTCCCCATCCCGGGCGAGCACGCAAAGCGGCCGATCCGGTAGCCAGTCAGCTACCCTATGCCAGTTGTTGCGCTCGCGCAGCTCGGCCATGCGTACAGCTTGATTGTGGATCTCTGTGGTCATGCTTCGATCTCCTCCCATGCGGATGCGGCGTCATTTAATGCCTCTAAGCAGGCGCGGAGCCTGGGATCTAGTTTGTTGACTCGCCGGTGAGACCTGAACTTTTGCGTGTAATCATAGGTCTCGGTCGTTGCTTCCTCCCATAAATCAAGGATCTTCGCGGATAGTTCGTCGATTTCTAGGATGGCTTGCTCTCGTTTGATTTCATCAATCAAGCGGGTGTCTCCGAATGTTGGGTGCGTTGTTGTTGTCATGGTTATTAGGTGGTTAGGGTTAAGCGGCGGCGAGGATGTAGTTGGCGGCCTTTTGTGCGGCGCTTGCGGCCTGGACGGCCAGCCTCGCGTCACCTTTGAGTGCCTGTATCCATCCGTTCAGATATGCGGCCTGGTTTTCGATGGTGCTTTGCTCAATTCCTGCCTGGGCGCATAGATAGGCGCTTGCCATCTCCGCAACCAATTCCTCTTTCGCATAGGGGTTTGACCCGAAATCATTTGAAATCTGGCGATCCAGCCGGGACCCGTGCCCGGTGCTGTGTGCTAGTTCGTGGAATAATGTGGAGTAGTAGCCCGGCCGCGAGGTGAAGCGGTCGGCCTCCGGCATCGTCACAATATCGGACTCAGGGGCATAGCAGGCACGGCCTCCTCTGTGCTCGATTTGCGGCCGGTTAGGCATTCCGGAAACAATCTTCTCGGCGGTGTCGATGGGGTCATGCTGGTAGCGCTGGCCAGAATCCGGGGCCTCGATCCCTTCGCACTGCTCGACGTTGAATACGGTGTAATAGCGAAGCATCCTGCCGCCGCTCTTCCCGTCGATCATGGTCTCTGTTCCCTTGTCGGTTTGAACCTCAACAGATTTCACGGGAAGCTGCTTTGTGAAGACAACGGGAAGCCCTTTCTCCCCCTTCCGGACGGTGCCGCCGAGTTCCTTTGCCTGGTTGAAGGTGAGGAAGTAGCTGCTGGCATAATCGGAGGTGTGCAGCATCCATGTATTGATGCCGGAGTAGGCTTTCTTGCTGATCAGGTTTTTGGGAAACCCGGAACGGCCTGCCCATGATTTCTTCCAAGGTGCCGTGCCTGCCTCCAGCATGGCAACGAGTCGGTCGGTGATGACTTGGTAGGCTGCCGGGGTGTTGGTTTGCGTTTGCATTGTTGTCTGTGCCCGTTTGGTCGGTTGGCTCTTCCGGTTTGTTGTTCGGCGCTTAATCTCTCACGGGTTCTCGTGGGAAGTCAATGGAAAAATTTCAGAAAATTGAAATTGGCTTTTGCGCCGCTTAAAATCTAGCTCCGCGAGCTTTCGCGTCTTGTCCTGGTAACGGACTGCCGGGCTTTTCTTGCGGTCTCTGCGGGTAGTGGAACGGCGGCCGTCGCCCGCGGGAAGATGGAGCCGGAGAGCACGGCCGCATTGACTGCCGCCGCAACGTATCCGCCGCGGGTGAGCCCGGAGCGGTGCGCGAGGTAGTCGAGGGCCTCAAGGACCTCGAGCGTGACGGTGGAGCTGATGGAGTGCTTCCCTTTGCCGGGACCATGGCCGTTCAGTTCGGGTTTTTTCATGTCAGTATGTGAAGGTTCCGGCCTTGATCTCTGCGGCCTGCTTGGCGTTGGCCGCGTCGGCGTTCTTGTAGGCTTTTAAGACTTCTAGCGTTGTCCGCTGGTCGTGGATCGGTTCCCAAAATCGGAGAGTGCGTCCGGGTGATGGTTCTACCCATTGCAGGGATTCGGATGCGCCTGTCTCGGTGTTGAGTCGGTAGGCAGTGCGTGTTCCGGTCTTTGGATCAGTGGCCTCGGTAAGTGTATAACGGGGCGACGGCTTACAGGCGACAAGTGCCGTTGCTAGTAGTGGGCCGACTATGTATGATATTCGGTTCATTGCAAAAGATGGATGGTCTTGGGGTCTGTTGGATCTATGCGCCAGCGGACCGTCTCGGGCTGTGCTGGTGAGGCTTTTCAGCGGCTCGGAGTGCTTCGACATCCTGCACGGGATAGATCCGGCTTATCAAGTGGGCTCTCTCAAGGTTTTGAACGGAATCGAGAAATTCGGTTATTGCTGTTACGGCGAGGTCCGCTTTGCTCATGCCCCTGGCCGCGCAAAAGGCGTCTAGTCGGGCTTTTAATTCTTTCGGGAGTCTAAAGTTGAAGGTGCTTTCCCTTTTCATACTGTCAATGTGGCACAATGAAAATTCAGCGCTATAAGATTTTTGCTTATTTGTGTTTGACATGTGGCACAAGCAAGCTACAAACAGCGCATGCAAAATCAACTCGACACCACGTTGACCATGAGAATGCCGAATGAACTAAAAGCAAGACTACGCGCCGAAGCCGATAAACACTGGCTGAAACCATCTGACCTTGCTCGCATTGCAATCCGTGATTTTTTGGATGGTAAATGTGGCACAAGCGAATTGCATCCGACCCACGAGGAGGCAGGCGAATGAGCGCGCACGCCTTCATCTTCAATCTTCTGGCTGTGGGCGTCATTGGTTTTGTCGCCATCTACTCCGGCCCGATCTCTTCCGCCGCCGCCCGTTTTTTTTATGGAACGGCTAACCGGAGGATTAGGAAATGACTACTGCCGGTGAACTGGTTCGCCTGGAGGTCAGGCCGACAATGAAAACGCGGGTGACACTTGCTCGCCATAAGCCCGTTTGGCTTCTCGCCATGAACCCCGGCGTTTCTTTTTTTTATAGGGTCGAAATGAATGGGAAGATGCAGACCTGCACGGAAGATCCGTTGAAGGCTCGTGAAGTCTTCCGGGAGTGCTGCCGCTGGGCCGTCAAAGCATGAGCGACAAGAATTCAACACCTCCCCGTTGGCTGACTAGTCGGGAAGTCTGTGACCGGCTCAATATCCATTTGAACACGCTGGCCAACTACATACGGAAAGGGGAGCTTGGGAAAGTCCTATGGCTATCCGGCAAGGACCGCCGGATCTCGGAAGCGGCCCTGGATGAGTTCATTGCTCGGCGTCTCGTTGGCTGACATGGCAAAGCGCAGTAAGCATTCACTCCTTGATCAGGTGGCCGCCGATGAGGCCGCCGCCCCTTCTCTTTTTTTGATATCAACGGAGGAGGAAGGAAATCAGGAGATGGAGCGCCGCGGGGAGTTCACTGCCGAGCGCCTCATGGAGTCACGACCGACGATCTACCGGGCTATTGTGGACGGGCTCGGGCAAGGTCTCGGGGTTCGGCAACTCTGCCGTGCCTACCGGGTGAGTCATCACACGGTTGCCGCCGTCATGGCTCGGGAGTCTCAGGCTGTAGCCACACTTAAAGAAAGAACTGTTTCCGTTCTGCGTACCTTCGGACGGCTCGCCGCTGATCGTCTCCTGGATGAAGTGGATAAGATCCCGATTCAATCCCTGCCGATTGCCCTTGGCATCGCCGTAGAGAAAGCGGAGCTGCTTGCCGGTGGCGCAACCTCCCGCATTGAGACCATCGAAAGCGGCCCGACCCATGACGATTACCTTCGGATGATCTCCGGGAGGGTGATCGAGGCGGAGCTTGTCCCGGCTACCGGTTTAGAAGGGGAAGAAGTCGCCCAAAAGGGTGACGAGGCTGGCGCTGCCGCCGCGATCGCGGTGCAGGCCGGAGCAGATGCCGGGCTTGTCCTGGCGTTGCCTTCCACTGCCGGTGATCTCACTGGAAACCACGAGAATCAGGCAACACCTGATGAGCAATCAGATGATTTGACAGGCTCCGTCTCTGTAGATGCCGAGTCTGCTACGCATCCTGCTACACTTCCGGAAGGTTTTGGGGCTGTGCAGGAGGCCATCCGCGACACTCAGGAGACCCGCCAGCGAGTCGATGGCGACGAGACAACCGGAGAGAGCGCCGAGACAAGACGGACGCCGAAAGAGGGGGGGAGGGGGTCCGCAAATTCACGCCGGGTGTCCGGGGGGCATTGATCCATTCGCAGAAAATTTTCACTAAAATGAGCACTACACCAACCAATACCACGGGAGAGAAACCATCTCTCATCAATCGCATCCTTCCTGGGATCGCTTCTAAAAAAGAAAAGGGGGGCGCTGGGCAGGGCTCCATTGGAAAGCCGCTACCCGAGGCGGCAGGAGCCATGGAGTCCGCAAATGGCCGAGTACGTCTCTATGTCACCAAGATCGGGAAGAACAAGAACCTCCTTCAGGCACGCCGTATGCATGGCCCCGAGGAGGATGTTGTGAACGTAGGCTGCAAGGATGCCCAGGCATTCCGGGTCAAGACCTACATCGAGGCAGAGCCAGATGGAGACGGGAAGCTCTTCATCGTCGAGGAGGGCCGCTGGCTCCGATTCCAGAAATGAGGCTTCTATCCGACATCATGGCCTACTGCTACCGCACAAGCGGGAGCATCAATGGCTACCTCCATATTGACGTAACCGGCAGGGGGATCGAGCAGCGCAACATCATCCCGGCTCTGCGCTGGACGCAGCTCTGGTTCCTCATGCTCGACGTTCTGAAAAAAGAAGGGGTTCATGCGCCCAAGTATGCGTCCACCGTCACCTCGCCACGATAATGCACTTCTACAAGTTTCATATCAACGACTACGCCGTACAGACGCGGCATCTATCCAATGACGAGGATCTCTGCTTCCGGAGGCTGCTCGACCTCTATTACACCGAGGAGCAAGCAATCCCTCTGGAAACCGAGTGGGTTGCGAGGCGTATCCAGATTGCACAAGAAGTGGTGAAAGTTGTGCTGAAAGACTTCTTCGTGGAGACCGCCGAGGGGTGGATTAACAACAGAGCTGATGTTGAAATTTCCGAATACCACGAAATTTGCAAGCGCAACGCCGAGAACGGCAAAAGAGGTGGGAGGCCATCTGGAGGCAAGCGGAAACCCAAACGAAACCCAGTCGCAACCGAGACTGAAGCGAGTCGAACCCTATCAGTAATCAGTAATCAGGAATCAGATACCCCTATAGTCCCCGCAAGCGGGGACGTTCAGGCCGATCTCATCGACAAGAACCTGCACCTCAACCGTGCTCGGATGCTCTTCAGGATGCGGCCTTCGACTCCACTTGATTCCGCACAGCTCCGTTCATGGAAAAAAAATAAAGGGGCGGTCGAGAGCACCTCTGAGGAGGACTGGCTCATGCTGGAGTGGCTCTACGCCCAGGGCACCGGCCCCAAGGAAGCGGGAGAGTACCGGCGCAAGGATCTTGCTACCCTCCTTGGCAACTGGAACGGCGAGATTCAGCGAGCACGCACCGAGGCTCAGAACCGCGGTGCGGATTTCCTGAAAAAAGAAAAACGGGGCGGAGAGCCCGAGCCAGAAGGGTGGAGGGAGGCTCTGGCCGAATTATACGATGACAGCGATCCGGAGGCCATTGCAGGGGCCGTTTGGATTAGCCTGTCTCCCGCCGTGCGCCAGCAGATCAAAGACCGCCTGGAGGGAGTCACCGCATGAAAATTCTTATAGGGTGCGAATACAGCGGTGAAGTCCGAAGTGCATTTATATCATCGGGGGGGGGGCATGATGTCATGAGTTGCGATTTACTCCCCACAGATAGGTCTGGTCCGCATTACGTTGGATCGGTTTTTGATGTCATCGACTACCCATGGGATTTGGCAATTTTCCATCCTCCATGCACACATTTGTCGGTCAGTGGCGCAAGGCACTTTGATGCGAAGCGCATGGATGGACGCCAACAGTCAGCAATGTCATTTGTCATGCAGTTGGTCCGGAGGTCAATGCATATCCCGCGGGTAGCGATTGAGAACCCTGTAAGCATCATTAGTTCGCTTTGGAGAAAGCCCGATCAGACCATTCATCCTTGGCAATTTGGCCACGGTGAAACAAAAGCCACATGCCTTTGGTTGCGTGGGCTTCCTAAGCTGGAACCAACAGAAATTGTCTCCGGAAGGGATTCGAGGATTCACAAGCTTCCGCCGAGTGAAGATCGCTGGAAGATCCGAAGCAAAACATATCCAGGTATTGCCAGGGCAATGGCAATGCAATGGGGAAAGGAGACCGCATGAGCAGCGCCGCCACCAGTGGAAAATCCCAGCGGTGGGGAGGAGGCAGTGGCCTTAAGGATGGGCACCGGATACTCCTTGGCGAGCTGGCGGACCTGTCCGCCGTCACGCACAACGGCAGCGCCCTCTCCATCCAGCCCGAGATGGGAACTGGATGCTGGAACTGGTGGGAGATTGCCAATGCCAGGATCGTCGGAGAAGCCTGCGACAGATTCTTTGCTCGCAAATACCGCGAGACCAAAGACCGGCTGATCGACTCCAAGGCATACGCCATGGCGCGGCATGAGAGGGATTTTCGCCTGGCGGTGCAGGCTCGCCACCTTGCTGCCAAAGAGCGCGAGATCAACAGCCATCCAGCCAACGGGGAGATGGTGCAGCCATGAGCGACATCGAGACCATCGACGCTCCCTGCGTCCTCTGCGGCTGCAACCACCCTGAGATCGCCAAGATCACCGAGCCTGGCATCGGCGCTCTCTGTGAAGAGTGCCGCATCGAGACCGAGCTGGTCGAGATCCGCCTCCTGGATAACGGCCTCCGGCCTATGACACGAGGAGAGATCAAAGAATCAAACAACAACTAATCACCCTAAACCAACAACCCAACCAACCCAACCACCACCATGCCCATCGCCATCGACATCGACGTGACGCTCCTCGACAAGGAGCGATTTAAGCGCATCACCCGCAAAAACGGCAACCCTGCCATCTTTGCCAACCTCGTCCTCTTTGAGAAGCCGGATGCCCACGGCAATGACGGGTTTGTGAAGCAGAGCCAGACCAAGGAAGAGCGCGAGCGCGGCGACGCCCAGCTCCCGATCCTCGGGAACTGGAAGCGCCTTGGGGAGAAGCGCCCGTCCGCAGCGCCCTCACCTGCCCCGGCCAAGCCTGCCGCCATCGCCGATGACGACATCCCGTGGAACTGATGAACGACACCATCCTTACCGGGATCGCAACACTTGTGCTGGTGATCCTCTACTGCGTCACCCCCAAAACCTACCCACCCAAAAAACCAACCCATACCCATGACACCCAACGACATTAACACCTACGACCCTGCATCAACTGCTAGCTTGGAGACCAAGCGAGACTATCGCTCCCTTTTCTGGATGGTGATCCGGCTTGGCAGCGCTGGCGTGACCAAGATCGACGCACACCCCACCCGTGAGCATGCCACCTATGAGGAAGCCTGTGCCGAGGCCGAGAGGCTGGCGGCCAAGCATCCGACGCACGCACGGGGATTTGCGGTGCTCCAGGCCAAGCGCATCGTCAAAGCCGAAGTCACCATCAAGCAGACAATCCTGTGCTAAAGAAAATAACTTTAGATTTTCAGGAGTGCGACGCCATCGCTGCGTTTTGCGCCGATTACCGTGATTTATTGGTGGAAACACTTAATGATTTGGGGCAGCCCGATGAAGAAGCGGAAATTATGGCATCTGAACTTATTGAAAAATTCAACACCCTTATGGTTCGAGTGGGGCCATTCAAAGTAACAAAAATATGATTGATAAAAGCACACTAGCGTCCCGGCCATCGTCGGGATCATTTACATCAAACGGAATCCGTTGCCGCGTTGCCTCCGATGGAGGCATAGAGATAAGCAGGGATGATTTAATGGAACTACTCTGCAATGAGGCGGACAAACTTCCCAAGCAATCAAAGCCCACGGTTAAAGAGGCCCAAGACGCCCGCGAGATAGTAAATACCCTGCTATCGGGGATGGGTGGTGATATTGAGAACTTCAAGAAGACAGCGAGCCAATACATCACCGATATCCGAGCTGTAAGGATGGCTGTTGCAACGGAGGTATCTCAAATCATCCAGCCCTTGACTGACCTGCGGAAGTTCTTCCTTGCTCACGACCACAAGGATGAAGTGTCCAGGCTCAAGGAATTTGTTGATCTCTGCGAGCGGTTGCAGGCGCTAAAGTCATCCGGGTTCCTTGATTCAGTTGCCGACACAATGCTGAAGCTATCGGAGGCAAAGTCATGCTAAACGAGCCAACACCCAAGGGAGGCGTCCCGTGGAATGGAGATGCCGAGCGCGGCGTCCTCTGCTCCGTCATGCTCCAGCCCGAGTGCATGGAGGAGCTTGGGGACATCACCGGGGATCACTTCTTTGATCCCACGCACATGGTGATCTGGGAGTGCCTCAAGCAGCGCTTCATGGACCGCAAGCCCATCGACCTGATTAGCCTCTCCGATGCGCTGCGGGATCAGGCCGTCATCAAGGAGAATCCCGCCTACCTGACAGAGGTGGCGATCTTCCTGCCTACCGCTGGCAACGTCATGGCCTATGCCGACATCCTCCGGGATAAAGCCATGCGGCGCTCCATCCTGCGTGCTGCCAATGAGACGGCCAGGGTGGCGGTGGAGAGCGTGAGCGAGCCCCATGTCCTGCTTAATGAGGTGGAGGCCCGATGGCTCCAGCTCAGGGGAGGCACCAAGGCCGAGACATCGCTCAGGCCCATCCAGAGCTACGTCATGGAGGCCATCGAGGGAATCGAGAGCACCTACAAAAACAGGGGGAAATGCGTCGGCCTTGCAACGATGACCACGGATTTCGACCGCATGACGGGGGGCCTGCGTCCCGGCCAGATGGTCGTGGTGGCTGGTCGTCCCGGCATGGGAAAGAGTGCGCTATCCGTCCAGTGGGCTACCTCGATGGCGCAGAATGGCATTCCCGTGGCCATATTCTCGTTAGAAATGACGGGAGTTGATCTCGCCAGCCGGATGATCTGCTCCGAGATGCCCCTCGATCTCAAGCGAGTGAGGGACGGATTTATGAACCGTACCGACATGCAGCGCATGCCGGTGGCCGCATCGAGCATCAGCCAGCTCCCGCTGCATATCGACGAGACCCCGAGCCTGAATATCTTCGACTTTCGCGGCCGTGCGCGGCGAGCCGTCGTCAAGCATGGGGTCAAGTGCATCGTCGTGGACTACCTCCAGCTTATGAGGAGCACGAGCAAGCGAGCCCAGGAGAACCGCGCCTACGAGGTGGCCGAGATCAGCATGGCGCTCAAGGCCACGGCCAAGGAACTCGGAGTGCCGGTCATCGCGGCCACCCAGCTTGGCCGCAATGCCGAGGAAAGAAGCGCCCCCAAGCTGGCCGACCTCCGTGAGAGCGGCCAGATCGAGCAGGATGCTGACATCGTGGTGATGCTGCATCGTCCCAAGAAGGGGATGAAGGACAGCGATGGGAATAGCCTGGATGACGGCAGCGTCGAGCTGATCGTCGCCAAGCAGCGCAACGGCCCGGTCGGTACGGTGAACCTCAAATTTGAGGCCGAATACACCCGGTTCAACAACACGACGGAAACCCTCTACACCAACAACAAAGAAAAACGTCAGAAATACTAGCGATGAAGAAAGTTAAAACAGTGAAAAGTGAAAAAGTGAAAAGTGGGAAGGTGAATTCCATATTTCTCCCCGCGCATCAGGCTTATATCGCCTCGCTCAAGGCACGCATCGCAGAGTTGGAGGGCCGCCTCTCCGGCCGTGACAGCAACTCCATCCTTGCCGAGGCAGAGCACCTCACCACCCGCGACAGGAACGAGTCTTATGGGCATCCTGGAATCGAGTTTGGCAAGGTGGCCGATGCCTTTAATGCCATGACCGGACACCGGATCACGGCCCGGCAGGCAATCACCTTCATGGTCGTGCTCAAGCTGGTGCGCGAGAACTTCCAGTCCAAGAGGGATAACCGCGTCGATGCGGCCGGATACCTGAACTGTCTCGACATGGCCGTGCAGGCCATCGACCAGGGACTCATCGCAGAATTTACCACGGGCAGTCACCCCGCCAGGTCAGTGACCGAGGGGCTCCAGGGTGCGGAGACGACTGAAAAGGACCGGCCATCCGTCCCCGTGGGAGATTTGGTGAAAGAACAATTCACCGAAAAGGACATAAGTGCGCTTGGGATGTCGATGTACGGAATCCTATGAGCGCATTTACCACCGAGGAGAAGGCGCTGATTCGTCGCCAAGCCGCCGAGGATCGGCGTCGCAGAGAGGCCATTCTCAGTGATCGCTCCACCATGCCGATGGATTTCTCACCCCTTCCCAGCTCCGAGCTTCCATCTACCAGCTCCCATCCGGACCCGCTCTGGAAGCGGGTGTGGCGCACCGAGGGTATCCGCTGGCTCGGGCCTCGCAATGACGGAGTGATCGACGCCATGGAGCGTTTCGAGCACGCCTTCATGCTCGGCTACAAGCACGGCGTCACTGACATGCGCGATGCCATACAGGGAGGTGAAGCGTGAACCACCATTGCCTTAATGCTTCCGTGCCGCGCCACCTCTACGGCTACGTCTCCCGCTGTATCCTGCACGGAATGGATGGGAGCAAGTCAGGATTCGAGCCGTGCGTCATCTTTGGCGTCACCTCGATCCCATCAAGGGCGCTTCACTTCTCCATCCTCTGCGAGAGCGGAGCGCAGTGGGCGCGCATCCCGCTTCAGATGCTCCGGCATGAGATCCCCACAGCAAAGCTACAGCACGAGCTAACGGATCTTCAGATGTGGGATGCCCATGGGTGGGATTTCTCAGTAACGCATTACGAGTATCTCAGGGAAATGGGGTGCCATTACCGCAAGCGGGATGGATCGTTGGTCCCGGCAAGCTACTGGTTCACACTCGATCATACGGATAACGGCTACAGCCAATATCCCCCCGAGCATAAATGCTACCACCTCCTGCTTCTGGAGGATGGGAGCGGTCAGATCGCGGCGCAGCCCAATAACCGGATCGTCTGGAGGGATGATAGCTTTGTGAAGCCAGGCCACCCGCTCGATTACCGCGTCATGGCCACGACGACCTGGCACGCCGAGGCAGGCCGCAATGCCCAGGAGACAGCTTTCACCAAGGAGGATGCATGAGCGCAGGCAAAGGAGACTCCCCGAGGAATCTCGGTCCGAAGTTCAGGGAGAACTACGACCGGATTTTTGGAAAGGCTAAAGGCGAAAGGCTAAAGGCTAAAGGAAATCCAGCGCCCCCCAAAGCCATCGGCAAGCGCACCGTCCCGCCGCATCCCTAGCTTTCGACCTTCGACTCTCGACCCTCGACTCAGCATGTCTAAATCCTGGACACCCACGCCTCATCCGGCGCTACCGATCCCCCCGGCCACGCTGCCTCCCGACAAGTGGCTGGCAGCGGCACAGCTCCGCGAGGAGCTGATCCGCAAGGAGCGCGAGGACCCCTTCCGTCACGGCTACGTTCCGGATCATTGGAAGCGTGCCAGCGAGATCCTGGAGCGGGATCGTGAAGTCCTCGTCATGGGGGGCAACCGCTCGGGGAAATCCTCCTGGGCAGCACGCGAGGTGATGCGTGCCTTGGTGGAGAAGCCGAGAGCACGAGCCTGGTGCTTTCAGACGACGGCCCCCAACTCCGTCGAGATGCAGCAGCCCTACATCTGGAACATGATGCCGCTGGAGTGGAAGACCGCGAAGAAGAACCAAGTGACCAATATCTCTTACTCGCAGAAGAACGGTTTCTCGGAGAATGCCTTTGTCCTCCCGAATGGCTCTCAGTGCTGGTTCCGCAACTACGCCCAGGATGTCTCCACCATTGAGGGCGGCGAGCTGGACATCATCTGGTGCGACGAGCTGGTGCCGCTCGATTGGCTCACGACCATGCGCTACCGCCTGCTGGATCGGAACGGCAAGCTGCTCGTCTCCTTCACTCCGGTCGAGGGATACAGCGCCACGGTCAAAGACTACCTCACCGGAGCCGAGACGGTGGACGATACCGATGCCGAGCTGCTTCCGATCTATGGCGAGGTGGAGGGAGAGCGCCTCATCGTCTCCCATGAGAAGGTGCCGGTGATCCAGCGGTGCGTCCGGCGCAAGGCGAGCGTGCTCTACTTCCATACCAAGAACAATCCCTGGGCAGGATGGACCCGCATGAGGGAGGAGCTGGAGAAGGCATCACGCCCTGAGATTCTTTGCCGTGCCTACGGAGTCCCGACCAAGGCGATTGCCGGGAGATTCCCGCTCTTCAACGACAAGGTGCATGTCATCCCATCCTCCCGCATCCCGGAGAAGGGGACACGGTATCAGTTTGTCGATCCCTGCTCGGGGAGGAACTGGTTCATGATCTGGCTCCTGCTCGATGAGACCGGCAGGGCCTTCGTCTATCGGGAGTGGCCTGGGAGCGACTACATCGACGGCGTGGGATATGCGGGTCCATGGGCCGAGCCCGATGGGAAGAAAGCCGATGGCAGGCCGGGTCCCGCGCAGAAGAGCTTTGGCTTCGGGCTGGAGCGCTACAAGGAGGAGATCGAGCGCCTGGAGAAAGGAGAGCAAGTCTTTGAGCGCTGGATGGACAGCCGCTATGGCAATGCCGCGACGGTCGCCAAGGAGAGCGCAACGACCCTGATCGAGGAATGTGCCGAGATCGGCCTGAACTTTGTTGCCACCCCCGGCACCAATATCGACGAGGGGATTGATCTGATCAACGACTGGCTTCACTACGACACGGGAAAGCCGGTCGATGCCATGAACCAGCCGAGGCTCTATGTGGCGGAGGATTGCAAGAACACCATCCATGCGCTCAAGGAATGGACCGGAGCGGACGGCAAGACCGGAGCGCTCAAAGACCCGATCGACGTCCTGCGCTACTTCTGCCTGAGCGGCGTCACCAACGTCGAGGGAGAGATTTTATCAGTACGATCCGGAGGGTCGTACTGACGGAAAAGCTAAAAGATAAAAGCTAAAATAACGAAACCTACTAAATAAGAAAAACGCCAAAACTGAATATATGACCCAGCAACAAATCAACCGCGCCATCGCTGAAGCCGTAGGGTGGAAGCCAATTCATCGAGGATGGATGTGTTCAAAAGACGGAGGTAAAACATCATGGATGTTCGGAGACGATAAGTGGGAAATGCAAAAGGCTGTTAGGAATCTTTCGGAATCCGACTCCCGCTTTGGAAGTGAGGTCATCCAGGATTTCTATCCGCCGCCAAACTACCACGGCGACCTGAACGCCATGCACGAGGCCGAGGGGACGCTGGGCAACTTCACGCACGACTCCAACCGCTACCTTATGAAGCTAGAGTTTCTGTGCACAGGGAAACACTCACCGTACAAAGCAACCGCCGCGCATAGAGCTGAGGCTTTCCTCCGCACACTTGGCAAATGGGAGGACGGGGAGTGAGCGACATCTACCACGACTGCGGACACCGACCACGCATACACGACAAGAGAAAGCGAACCAACAAACCAGAAATGACCACACCAACCGACACCCCGCTAGATGCCTGCCTCCATTGCGGGGCTGAACGACAAAAAGGAATGCTTATTGACACGAGATATAAAAACTTCAAGTGCGGATCGGATAAAGATTCACGGACTGCACTTTGCTACGAACGCGAGTCCCGTCAGAAACTAGAGGCCGAGGTCGAGAGGCTGAAGGAAAACTTTAAGCTCACAACAATCGAACTCGCAGAAATACGAGATGCTTTGAACAAGAAGTATAGGGAAAGAACAGAGAAAGCCGAGGCCGAGGTCGAGAGGCTTCGGGCGATCCTAAAAGATCATGCAACATTCATGCGTAAAAACGGATTCGATTTCCACGCCAACACATTAGACCCGAAATGAACACCGACACCCCACGAACGGATGCCTGCCCCCATTGCGGGGCCGGAATCAAGAACGCCCATGCAGAACCTCAATGGCAGATTTACACTTGCGGCGCGGTTCCAAATGGAGCCTTGCGATCCGACCTTTGCTTTGAACGCGAGAAGTCCCAGAAGCTAGAGGGCGAGGTCGAGAAGCTGAAGCGACAGAAAATAAGCTATATGGCCCTTGTTGACTTTGCCACGAGACAAGATACTGAGCTAAAGGCCGAGGTCGAGAGGCTGAAGGATCTTCTCTCCCAAGCAATCACCGAAATAGAGATGACTCCTTTCCATAATCCGAGGCTGACCGCTTTTACGGCTCATAAACTAGGCGAAAGATATCGTGAGAAGATGACAAATAACTAAACAAAACCCATTGAACCTCAAGAAGATGACAAATAACTCAAACGAATCCAATAATTATCCAGTTGCCGAATCTAATAATGATTACGACATCAGCATGGACATTGAAACCCGCATCGCGGAACTGCGAACCTGTCCCGTCTGGGAGGATCATGTTCGGATGCTGGAAGACTTACTCCGAAAGGCCGATAAGGTCGCGAGCAAGTATTACAACGACGATGTTGAGACTACGCTGAAACTTCAGAAAGCTGAGGCCCGGGTCGATAAGCTCAAGGAAATAGCAGAAGGACTTGCCTACACCGGATGCCCGATCCACCGGGGCTACTGGAAGAGCAAGCTCCGTGAGCCCCTAAACAAACCCCTAAGATGAACCATCATTGCATGAACGCCTCTGTGCCGAGGCACCTTTACGGCCTTGTTGATCGCTACATCCTTCAGGGGTTAGATCCCCGTTCAGAGGGATTTGAGCCGTGCGTCATCTTTGGC